CAAATCTATAAGATCGATCCATGGACAGGCATAGTGAAACGGCAATTCGCGAGTCCGGCAGCTACTCCATATGGCCTCGCCTGGGACGGAGCCTTCCTGTGGAACTCTGATGGCACTCCGGTCGACCAAATCTATAAGATCGATCCATGGACAGGAAGGGTTGTCACGCAGTTCGCCTCTCCCGGGACAGGACCTACTGGGCTGACCTGGGATGGCCGGTGCTTGTGGGGTTGTGATGTCACCGCCGCTCAAATCTATCAGATTTCCGTGAACTAGGAGCATTCATGCCCATAATCAGATTGACCGAGACGGCTTGGCAGAATAGAGAATTGAACAGGGTACGTGCTGTGCTCACGCAGAACCTCAAAAGAACCGGGATGGAACAGAGCGGATTGATCCGTTTCCTCAAGCGGTATCTGGGCACGGTATACACACCGGAGGAACTGCTGTGGTTCCGCGACCAGTTGATCAACGAGGGATCGATTGAGATAGAGGGGTGACATATGCCATACGCGAGCATGGAAGACGTGAATCCGGCGATAAGGGGAATTGATCCGCCCGTGACGTTGGGCCAGGCGAACAAGATCGCCGAGTGGGCGGACGCGATAACGGGCGCCGAGAACCCGTGGGCCGTTGCAATAAGTCAATTCAAGAAACTCTACAAAGTAGAGGATGGTAAGTGGGTGCTCAAGGAGCCGGAGAAATCGTTAGAAGAGCCAGTGATTGAGGAGAAGGCCGTGGAAACGGCGCCGGAAACACCTAGCGAGCCACCGGAAGACGAGATTGGCGAGTTGACAGAGGAATCCCTGGTCGCCTTCGGGGGGCCTCTCAAGGCGTTGGGCAATGGGCGTGTGGGCGGCTCACTGATCCAATATGGCGATATTGACCACCGGGACCTGGAGAAGGAATGGTTCAGCCCACGCACATACCTGGGCGCGCGCGGGGGCGACGGGGCGGACTGCATGTTCCATCACGGCCTTGTGGTTGCCGAGGGTTACGAGAAGGAAGCCGACCATCTTTTCCGGCCTATCTCCGTGAAGGAAACGGACTATGGCAAGTTCGCCGAGACCGTCCTGAATATGGCCGATGACTACGAAAAGATGATCTATGACCTGGCCACAGCGGGCAAACTGGGCTGGTCGAGCGCAACAGCATCACACTTGAGGAAGGTGACGGAGGAGGGCGAGATAATCCGCTGGCCCATCATCGAGGCCAGCATGACACCGATGCCAGCGGAGCCACGGAATCGAATCGTGGCCCTGAAGACATACAAGGCCGAGGCGGGACCGGCGCTCAAGGCGCTGCTGCCAAAGGTGGACGCGGGGGCGTCCACGGCGGGCGCGAGCAAAGAGATAGTCAAGGCCAAACCGAAACGAAAGAGAGACAAGACAGGAGACAGAGAGATGAAAATGGAAGTATTTCCCCTCGCAGGCCAATTCGCGGCCTATGAGGTGGATGAGGATGGACAGAAGACCGGAGAGGCCCGACACGTTGATCCTGATGAGGGCAAGGTGAAGACTTGGATCGTGGGGCAACAGCCTATCCAGATGAATGCCGAGACGTTGGTTCTTCTGGCCAATCAGAGTGCGGACGCGACGGCGCAAGCGGTTGTTAAGGCCATACAGGGCATGGAAAAGGCCAGGACTGAACCGTTGGGCGGATTCACGACCAGGACGAGCGACTCCGTGCCAGTCAAGGTCTGGAGTCCGCGGGATCGGGGTGCATTCTGGGTCGCTGTCGCAAACAACGACCGGAACACCCTAAAGAACATGGGCTCGCAGTGGGTAGAGTACCAGTACGAGGCGAAGGACGAGGTCAAGGTTCTGGGCGACCAGACCGGCGCTGCCGGTGGCTTCACGGTTCCACCTGGAATCAGCAATGATTTCATCCGCATCGATCCCGAAGACGAGATCGTGATGCCCAGGGCCGACGTCATTCCCATGACCACGCGGACACTTCCCGTACCCGGTCTGGACACGACCGGCTCGACGCCAGGACGTTCCAACTTCTTCGGCGGCGTTGTCATGCACTGGGTGGAAACCGGCACGCAAAAGGGCGAGACCGAACCCGCCTTCACGCAGATCGAATTGGTTGCGCATGAGGCGTCAGGCTACACCGAAGTGAAAGAGGCCCTTCTGGCCGATTCGCCCATAAGCCTGGATACGCTGCTTCGGGGGTTATTCCGGGAGGCCGTGACATTCTATCGGGACGAGGCCTTTCTGGATGGAACGGCGGTGGGTCAGCCACAGGGCGTCATCATGGCACCCGGCACCTTTGTGCAGGCGCGGCAGACGGCGGGGACGATCACATATCTGGACCTTGTGCGCATGAAGGGGCATTTCCTTCCGAGGTCCTGGACGCGCGGCATGTGGGTCTTCCACATTTCGTGCTATGAGACGCTGCGGACGCTGCAGGATCCCGCAGGGCACTACATCTGGGCCACGGACGCCGTTGGCGGCGAGCCGCAGACCATCCTTGGTTTGCCATGGACGTTCACCGAGAAGACCAGAACCCTGGGATTGCGTGGCGATGTGATACTGGCCGACTGGAAGTATTACTACGTCGGCAACCGGCAGGACTTCACCGTTGCGGCTAGCCGCGATGCCGAGCATGTCTTCCGCCAGAACCGGGTTGCGTACAAGTTCGTGATCCGGGTTGATGGTCAGGAAAAGTTGCGTGCGCCCGTGTTCCTGAAGGACGGTGTTACCGAGGTTTCGCCGTTCGTGGTTCTCGATGTAGAAGCGGCGACTTCATAGGAGATATGACAACATGAGTTATACAAACTTGCCGACTGAACGAGAGGGACTTCTTGGCGAAATCTGCGCGGTCGCGGCACCCGCGGGAACCTACCGCACCGCGCCGACCTGGATGTCGATGGAGAACTTCCACCAGGCCAAGGTTACTCTGACCGTTGGCGATATGGCGGCCACATCCACGCTGGATATGGCTCTTCTGCAGGCGCAGGACGCCAATGGGACTGGCTCAAAGGCGCTCAAGGCGATCACGCAGCTGACCGCAGCCGGGGGCGATGAGCACGACATAGACTACATCAACCTACGGACCGAAGAGATGGACGTGCAGAATCTCTTTACGCACATCTGCGTAAGGGTGCGTGTTGGAACCGCGGCCGTCTGCTTCTCCGTGATCGCCGAGGGACGTATCCCGCGCGCGGCACCGGTGGACACATCGCGAGCGACCGAGATAATCGCCTAGAGAGGTAGGCCAGGCCCGCTGAAACTCCTCCACTGGCCTTAGCCCTGGGAACGCGGGACCAACCAGGGCGAACGGAGGAACATGCCCTTTCTTCAGCTGATTCGGCACCACAGGTTTCCGGACGAGACCGGGCGTCAGAAGTTGTTCTATCCCGGCGACGTGCTGACCATCAAAAACAAGAAATTGGCCGCGCAGCTCATCAAGGATGGTTTCGCGATAGACGCGAGCATACAGAGCCAGGACATACCCGACGACGCGGGAATCCTGCTGAGGCGGAAGATCCCCGGCCCGCCCGCGTGGGTGCAGGCGGCGGAACTGAAGATGGTGACGGGGAAGTTGTGGAACCTGCCGTTTGCCCATTGTATGATATGGGACCCGGCGATCAAACCGAATAGGCAATTCATCGTGCCGACCTTCCGGCTGCTCAAGACGAGCGGCTGGGACGTGCTCGCGCCGGTGAGGAGCTACGACAAGCTGCTGAGGGACTTGCCGTTGAGCGATCAGAAGAAGGAAGCCGAGGAGCTGATCCACGACCTGCGGATTCCGTATTTCCGAACGCGGATGTTCTGGGCGAAACGGAACGAGCGGGTACAGGCACTACTGGACGAGTGGCACAAGCGCGTCAAGGCCGGAAGGGACGAGAGGCTGGCCTTCATGGAGGCCGTCTACGTGACCAAGCCCTACATTCTGGCACTGCCCGCGGCCTGGATCGCGAGCCGATAAGGAGGAAGGGTGATTAGTATTCTTGGCTTGCGAGGTCCATGGTATAGTTGGTTGGCTTACGTTGTACTCAGTAGCATCATCAGCACGCTACTTCGCAACTATATTGGGAGGCCGCTTGGGTTGTGAAGGGCGTCGTCTACATCGCCTATGGAGAACCTGCGCGGAAAGAGGCCGCCGAATCCATCAAGTCTCTGAGGCAGCATCACGACTGGCCGGTCGCGGTGATTGGCGAGAAGGTCCTGGACATAGAACCGATCCGCTTCAGGGACAAGGGCGAACCTGGCCGCTGGGCCAAGGTTCACCTTGACAAACTGTCGCCCTTCGAGCCGACCCTGTACCTGGACGCGGACACGCGCATAAACGGCGACATCTCGTTGGGGTTTGACATACTCACTGACGGGTGGGACCTGATCATCATACTGAGCAAGATGCAGAACGCGGACTGGTTGTCTTTTTGCAGCGCGGAAGAGCGGGTGGAGACGATGAACGCGGCGGAGGGAGCTAAGGTCTGCACCGTCGGCGGAGGAGTGTTCTGGTTTCGCAGGAATGAACGAACACAGAAACTCTTCGAGGTCTGGCGCAAGGAATGGAATCGCTGGCAGGGCCAGGATCAAGGGGCACTCATAAGGGCCTTGGTGCAATGTCCGGTGAGAATGTGGTTGTTGAGCCGGGAGTTCAACGGCGGGCCGATCATAAAACACCGGTTCGGGAAGGCGAAACAAAGGAGGAGATAATGGATACACGCACGCACACATTCCTGTTCGATAACTTGGCTGGCAAACGGGCACTGTTGCGACATCTGGGCGTGCCGGAAGCCGAGATAGACGATGAGCCCCAGATAGGCATTCATAACTATTCATGGGATGATCACGACGGCACATTCGCCTCAATTCACTACAAGGGCAGAACGTGGACGGGACTATGCGGCAACGGTTTCGCTATAATTCACGATACGTTCGGTCAGATAGCCTTGTCTTTGCCATCCGGTCAAATCTGTAAGGATTGCTGCAAGGGATACTTGGGCTTGCCCCCATATGATGGGGAACGCGTCAAGTGAAAGTCCATCTCGTCGTCTTCGAGTACAAGACTAGCTGGATACTGGCGCGTCTGGCCTGCCATCTGGCGAAGTACAACGGTTGGGGAATCGGCACGAGGCCGGACCCGCGTGCGCACGTTAACATATTCTTTCCCTACCTGAAATGGCGATTCTCGAAATGGACGGGGGGCAAAACCGCGGCCTTCTTCACGCACTACGACACGAACGACAAGTACAAACGCAAGCACTGGAATCATCTCGCCGCAAACACGGATCTGCGCGTGACCATGGCGAAGCAGTACGCCAGGATGCTCAGGAAACATGGCGTGACCGTGAACGTGACGCCACCGGTCGAACTGGACAGATTTCGACCAAAAGGGAAAGTTCAACACGAAAAACCCGTGATAGGAGTCAGCGGCGACGTGTATCGGGGCGGCAGGAAGGGCGAACATCTGGTCCGGCAACTGGCGCAAGATCACAGCAAGGAATGGAAGTTCGTCGGTTCCGGCAAGATACAGACCGCAAAGGACTGGCCCATCAGGACAAAACATTATCGCTGGAAGGAAATGCCGGACTACTACCGGATGCTCAACGTGTTCCTATGCACCTCCCTCATCGAGGGGGGACCCGTCACCGTCCTAGAGGCGTTGGCTTGTGGTAGACCGATAGTCGTGCCTAATGGCGTGGGATTCATTGACGAACTGCCCGACGATGATGGAATTTACCGCTACGAGGCGGGGGATTATGGACAGATGGTGACAGCCTTGGAGCGGGCGGTGAAGGACAAGACCCCGCTGGAACAACTGCGTGGATATGTCGTGGATAGGACTCCGGAACGCTACGCCAGGGAATGGAAGGAAGCGCTGGGGCAGATACCATGAAAGTCTGCATCGTCACCCCAAACTATGCCAAGGACAGCAGCGCCATCATAGCGCGGCTGGCCCGTCACCTGGAAGATGGCAACGGCTGGCGTATTGCCACGAAGCCGAATCCGCGGGCACTTGTGAACGTGTTCATGCCCTACGACCAGTGGCGGTTCTCGAAATGGAATCGCACGCCGACGGCGGGATGGTTCACACACAAGGAAATCTGGCCAACAGAGCATGGCGCGAAGCGCAGGCGCTGGGAAGCGGCAAGTCGGGGTTTAGACTTGCGGGTGACGCCGAGCGCGATGTACGCCAGGGAACTCAGGCTGTGCGGATCGACGGCGCATATCCCGCATCCGGTAGAACTGGATCATTTCACATTCTGGCCTTTCGAGAAGCACAAGAAGCCCGTCATTGGCCTTTCGGGCAGAATCTATCCAGGCGGTCGCAAGGGCGAGATGCTTGTGGCGCGATTGGCCAAAGAATACGGTGACCGATGGAAGATCATCGGGTCGGGCAAGGGCTGGCCCGTTCCAACGAAATGGTACGAATGGCCTGAGTTGCCCAGATTCTATCACCGGTTAGATGTTTTCCTTTGCACCAGTCTGATCGAGGGCGGGCCGGTGACAGTTCTGGAGGCATTAGCTTCTGGCAGGCCGGTAGTCATTCCTTGGGGGGTAGGCGCTCTTGATGAATTGCCAAACATGCCCGGCATTTATCACTACAAGAGGGGCGACTATGACGAAATGGTGAAAGCCTTGCAGACAGCGATTGAAAACAAGACCCAGATTGCTAGTCAAATGACCAGTCTGAGGGCAATCGTCGAAGGATATACACCGGAACGCTGGTGGCGAGGATGGAATGATGCGCTGCACAATCTCATTGGGGGCATGGCGTGACCGACTGGACAGGAAAGGCAGGAATCTATCTCGTCGCCTACGGCAGGCACGCGCACGACTGCGCATACCACCTGATAGCGTCGATCCACAAGTATTCTCCCGGCATCCCGATATGCCTGGTGTGTGAGGGATTCGAGAAGGACTACCGCAAGCCGGCGGATCCGCTGCCCAGGTGGTCGCCGACGCCGGTGCCAGAGGGATTCAAGAAGCGGTTGCTGGCAGATGACATAGTCATCCCGTCGGCCATGAGGGACAGGAGGGCGCGCTACCAGAAGACGAAGATATGGAGTCTTGCGCCCGCGGAGTGGGAACTCGTGCTCTACATGGACGTGGACATGCTTGTCAAGACGAAACTCGACGCCTTCTTCAACATACTCAGCGATGGCTGGGAGATGGTGGTGACACTGAGTCCGCCCGACGCGGCGCTGGTGCACCATGCGCAGAGGAGGAAATACGAGGCTGAGAACCTGTTCACCAACAAGGCCCTGGGCGGCGACAGGTGGCTCCAGATAGCAGGCGGGGTGTGGGCCTGGCGGCGATGCGAGGCAACCGAAACGCTTCTGAAAACCTTTCACACGGAATGGCGGCGATTCAAGCATACTGACCAGCAGGCGATGATGCGGGCGCTTTGGAAATGTCCGGTGAGGATGTGGACGTTCGGCACCGAATGGAACACCTTCGTTCACAAACGGGACTACAAAAGAAGCGTGGGGATATACCACTTCGCCACCGCCGCGAGGGCGTGGGTAGTCAAGCACCAGGGGCGGAAACTGTGGCGAGAGATGAGCGCGCAGTTCCGGGAGAAGGAATGAGACATGGACATATTAACTGAGATACGGGATGACGTCCTGGAGGTTTTGGGGGAACTGGAAACGCGCGAGCGCTGGTGGGGGTCGGCGGCGGTGCCGACCGAAAAGAACGCCATAGTCAAGGGTGTCACCAATCCCTTCCGGGTGGTCAGCGGAAACAACGCCTGGGGCCCGGTCATTCAGGTCATAGGGTCTCGTGACGATCCGGGGCCAAAGGGAACGAGCACCTATCATCTACACCGGGTGATGGTCGCGGAGCAGAGCACCACGACGGCATGGATGCCGAGATTCATATTCGGATACCAGTCGCTGAAGGAGGCCGTGTACGGGCATAGATGGAGCGAGATCATGGTGATTGCCTCAGTAGATAATCCGCACGCGACCGCCGGGGCGCCCATCCAGATCAGGATAGGCAACGTTCCGGCGCGGCAATACAAGGTGTGGGCGCAGGGATGGAACGCCACGAATCTCGCGACCCTGGACTTCTACATCGGCTGCCATGGGCATGATTCGCCTCACGGGTATCCGAGAGAGAATCTATAGTGACCGAGGACAAGAAGAGCCTCTGGGAACGTCTGGGCCTCGACCCGTGGGATGTCAGGCCCCCGGCGCACACCAAACGTCTGAACCTGGGGGCGGGGAACCGGGTATTCCCGTTGTGGATTAACCACAGCCTGGACAAGCACCGCCCCGAGATAGACGTGGCCTGGGACTTGAATCAAAGACCCTGGCCGTGGCCGTCTAACACGTTCTCGCGGGTGAACGCCTGGGCCGTGCTAGAACATTTGCACCTAACGCTCCTGGAGAGCATGGACGAGATATGGCGGATTCTCCGACCGGGCGGCAAAGTCCATCTCAAGGTGCCATATTACAAGGCGGCGCGGGCCTATACCGACCCGACCCACATCACGCGCGGCTGGCACCCCAAGGTGTTCCATTTCTTCGATCCGGCCACCAGGCGCGGGCGGGAGTGCGACTACTACACGCCGTTCAAATGGCAGATAATCGAGATAAACTGGACGGACAGTACCCAGGTGGCGATCGCCGCGAGCCTGCGCAAGATATGCAGTTTCAAGCAATGGGAGGAAGCGATGGTTGAGGGGGCCAGGGTCGTAGAACCGAGACGCATAATCTGGATCAACGGCAGGTCGAACGCGGGCAAGAGCACCATGTGTCGGTATCTGCAGACGCTATTCCCCAGCATTGTCGTGGTTGACGATCACGACTTCTGGTTTGGCGTCTGGCAGTACACCTACGCCAAACTCAATTTGGAGAAGACGGCGGAGTTCGGGGTCGACTGGTTCAAGGACGAACGTAGGGAATCGACACACAGGGATTTCGCCATAGAGGTCGCGCTGACTGCAAAGGCATTGGCAAACCAGGGTCATCGGGTAGTGGTGAGCATGATAGCCTCGCCGCAGAAGCGGCGCGACCGCATCATGGAGATATTGGGTGATCCCTACCGCGTGTACCTGAAGCACAAGGAAGGCGAAGAGAAGACACCTATCTTTGATCCGCCCCAAAAGGGCGAATACGACACGGTGATCGACGGGGACAAGCTCAACGCCCTGGGCTGCGCGGCGCTAATGGCCAAGCGATTGTCGAAGGAGGGACTGCTGACATGACGCGAGAACATCCACTATCGCGTGAATCAAAAGACGGCAAGTATATCACGATCTACATCTATCAGGGGGATCAATGGCTGGTGCATTTAGGACATGAGAAGACGGGGAAACCAGCCGGAACCGTGTCGTGGGAAAAGGCCATTGAGATGGGATTATTCTATCCAGATGAAAAACCGGAATTACTTGTCAGCTGCCATGAATAGGGAAGGATTCCTGACGTGAAGACCAAGAATCGCGTGGTATTTCTGGGAGAATTGCAACACGTCCAGTCCATCGAGGAGAAACAAATGAAGTATAAGGAATTGAGCGTAGAGGCGGATTTGATACAGCAGGAGCCAACAAGACCCGGACACAAGAACTTCGGCAAGGACTGCTACATCGCCCACAATCCCGAACTGACGGAAGTGCTCAAAGAGGAGTTCGGGCGTGACGGACTGTGCCTCAAGATATTCCATCCGTTGGCCGCAAGACAGAAGGCCCATCCCGAAGGCTTTAAGTGGGGCCGGACGCTGCTGACGGAAACGGTGAGGGTGCAGAATCACTTCGCCATCCGGGGACTCGCCCCAAGGGTCTATGCGGTGGTTCTTCTACATGACCAGGGCGAGGGAGATCGCTTGGCGGAAGTCACCGATTATGCAGTGGGAGATGGCAAGCCGGACCTGGATAAGGCCAAGAGGATTGCCAAGAAGTATGAGATCGGACTTGCTGGATACGAGGATAAACTGGCCAAGGCCCAGGATTACTTCGATTACGATTTCAAGTGGGTCGGCAAATGGTTTGTGGACTGGGGGCGGTTCCACTTCACCGATCCCAAGAGCCACGAAAAGCGGCTTGGAAAGAGACTGATGCACCGGCGGCGGGGTCCCAAAGATAGCCTGGTCAGTTACCAGGCTGTTCCGGAACTCAATGTACCTGGGCAGCGCAACCGCGTATATCGCTTGAATCACATGCGGCTGGACGAGATCGATTTCCGGGGCAAGACCGTTCTGGACCTCGGGTGCAACACCGGTAGTTACATGCGCGAAGCGTACAGGCGCGGCGCGAAGCGGGTCGTGGGTGTAGACTTCAAGCATTGCAGCCTGTGGCATGACATCAACAACTGGCTCGGATTCTGGAACTTCGATTTCCTGGAACTAGAACTCCCACAGCAAAAGCATCAAATTGCCAAGCTGTCTGGAATTGAGTCCTTCGACGTTGTGTTCGGGTTGGTCATACTGCCCCACGTGAAGGGTGGCTACCAGAAATGGATTGCCGATCTCTGCGATGAGGTGATATGGCTGGAAGACTTCTCTGATTCAAAGCTGAAGGCTTTACGACAGGACTTCCAGCGTGTTGAGACGCTAGGATTCCTTCGTGACGAAGCCAGGAAGAAGGTCCTGGTCCGATGTTGGAAGACGCCTAGGCCCCCGGCGGAACCGTTGCCAGAATCGGGCGAAGCGCGCAGGACAGCGGCCATAGAGCGGGGACGCACGGCACAGGGGCGCGTGAATCTCTATCCCGAAACCATGGGATTCCTGTATGACTTGGCGGAAAAGGCACCGGACGGCATGGCGGTAGAGGCGGGGGCCATGTGTGGGGCTAGCTTTGTGTGCTGGGCGGCGGCCCGTGAGGGTAGGGGCAAATGCTATGCCGTAGACATCAAGAACCAACCCGATCTGCGCGCCAACATCGAACACTATGACTACGATGCGAAGGCCATCAGGGGCGTCAGCTGGGAGGCACCATATGTAACAGAGGAATTGCTGGCCTTTGCTTTCATCGATGCGGACCACACCAGGAATGGAATACCTAAAGATATCGAGGCATTCACAAAGCGTATCAAGCCCGGAGGCATCATCGTCTTTCATGACTATGAAAGGAAAGACCCCAAGGGGGTGGTCATAGAGTACGTGGACGCCTGGCAGAAAAAGGCACAGTGGATTCCCCTGGGAAAGGTCAACAGTGCCATAGCGTTTCAGAGGCCGGAAGATACGCCTAGGGAAAAGGCTGTAGAGATGGGCTTGTCGATCAAGGGAACGGGGAGTTTGAGGGCCAACGAACTTCGGTTCCTCTATGACTGCGCGATGCAGGCACCACTGGGGCCAGCAATCGAGGCGGGAGTGCTAAACGGTGCCAGTCTAATAGCATGGCTTCCCGCCAGACTCGACAAGGGCGAATGCTACGCCGTGGACACGATAGACCGCCCACTCATGAGGGAGAACCTGAAGACGGCAGGTTACGATAAGGATGTTATCTTCATCAAGGGCAATTCGTGGCTCGCGCCGCTGGAGATGGATGGCGATTTCGCCTTCGTGTTCATTGACGCCGACCACAAGAAAAGCGGAATCCCGAAGGACATAGCAGCGTACACACGCAGGATGGCCAACGGCGGCATCATTGTCTTTCACGACTATGGCCATAATCCCAAGAAGCGTCCGCGCATAGTAGTGAGGCAGGAAGTAGACAAGTGGCAGGCGAAAGCCAAGTGGGAGTTCATCAGTAGGGAACATCTGACCATAGCGTTTCGCAAACCAAAGGGGGAAGATGAAACACCAATCGGGAATGAGCGTCGCCCCGGTAACGGAGTACATGGCGAAGATTCTGCAAAGCCTGATAACGGAGATGAAGGGCAACCGCCAATTCACGTACTTCGAGAATCGGACGGGTCCGCAGATTGCCCTGGATAAATGGCTACGCAGTTGGCTCTGGACGGACTATGGGCGGGCCGCCGCCTACGGTCACATTGAACTCTACGAGTCCGACAGGAAACGTCATGTGTGCCGATTCGGGGTCTGCGTCGGGCCGGACTATCGCGGTCAGGGCTACGGGACGAAGATCGTGGCCAAACTACTAGAGGAGGCGAAGGTGCTTGGTTTGCACAAAACGAACGCGAGCGTGTATGGCGACAACGCGCCCATGTTGCATATCTATAAGGATACATATGGCTTCACCGAAGAGGGTCGATACGTGGAGGAAGAGCGTTGGGACGGCGAGAGCCGCGATATGGTGAGCCTGGCGAAATTCCTGTGAACGTCCACGTGATCTGCACCGCATACGGAAAAAAGGGGCCGGAGCGTATCTTGCCCCGCCACGCGCGGTATTTGCATGAGAATTTGGGATGGACCGTGGGGCGGGAACCTGATCCGCAAGCGGATGTGAACTATTTCTTGCCGTTCACGAACGGCTGGAAGCATTGGGGACCGTGGGATTTGACTGACACGGCGGCTTTCTTTACACACAAGGAGCCATATGGGGCGAAGCGCAGCTGGTGGGATGAAGCGAGAGAACACCACGATCTCAGGATATGCAACGCGCCAATGTACTATGATGATTTGGTTCAGCATGGCCCGACTGAACTGGTGCAGCATTGTGTTGAGGTAAGTCATTTCACGCTGAGTCCGAGGAAGTATGACCCAGAAACGTTGCCGGTTGTTGGCATCAATGGATTCGTCAATCTTGGAGGGCGCAAGGGCGAACTCTTAGTGTACCAGCTCAACAAATATGCCGCAACCGGCCATTTCAGAATCAAGGCGTCGGGCCAGGGCTGGCCAATTGAGAGCAAGTGGTACAGATGGGAAGACTTGCCAAGTCAGTTCTATCATAGGCTTGATCTCCTCCTCTGTACTAGCCTAGTGGACGCGGGTCCCGGTGGACCATTAGAGGCATTGAGTTGCGGGATTCCCGTGGTCATACCGTCTGGTGTGGGGATCATGGATGAACTACCGGACACACATGGAATCTATCGGTATCCACGTGGCGACTTCGACGAAATGTGTGGAACCATACTGCACTGCATCACCGAACTGGGCACACATGATAAACGGGAATTACGGGCCATCACCAAGGACATGACGATCCGGGCGTTCTGCGATAACCACAAACGAGTCTTCGAGAGGCATTTTAGGGGTGACAGAGATGTGGCAATACAGGACGGAGATATTCCAGGAGGAGAGGCTGAGTGACCATAGGAGCAATTGCGATATGGTGATAAACCGCATCAACGCATTGGGGCGCGAGGGGTGGAGGATGATCGGGCACGAGATCAACTATGCCGACAACCCGCCCGTGTGGTGGTGTCTATTCGAGAGGGAAGTGTCCAGCGGGACAGTGAGGATGACGGTTCGTGATTAAAGAACTGCGACTTTTCGGCGGCATGTTGGGCAAAGTCCACGAAGGCCAGAACTGCTACATCGCGCACAACGAGAGCCTGGCAAGCGCTTTGCAAACCAGGTACGCACGGCCCAATCTCTGCCTGAAGATATTCCGCAAGATGACCGAGGACGAATTGCTGGAGCCGGAGCAGTTCAAGTGGGCCGGCAACCGACTGATCGAGGCGACCAAGATACAGAATCTGTTCGCGCTCGCCGGACTCGCGCCTAGAGTGTATGGACTGGTTCTCCTCAACGGCGAGAGACTGGCCCAGGTGACGGACTATGTCACGGGAGAGGGGACGCCCGACAAGAAGGGGGCCGCCCGCATGGCCGGGACGTGGGACATCACGGCATACGAACTGGAAAAGAGCGAACAGGATATAGCGCACTATCTGGCCCGCGACAGCAAATGGGTCGGCGACAAACTCGTCGATTTCGGAAGGCTGCGGTTCGCCAACCCGCGCCTCTATAGGGTGTGGGTCAAGCGACATGTCGAATTGTATCACAAGAAACCCAGGGAGGAGCGCATCGGCTACCAGCCCTGCCCGGAGTTGGGAGTGGGGGGCAAGCGCGACGTCAAGGCCAGGGCCAAGCAGATGAAGATGTCCGAAGTGGATTTCGTGGGCGCGACTGTCCTGGACATAGGCTGCAACCAGGGCGCCTTCATGAGATTGGCCGACGACATGGGCGCCGCGAGGGTGATCGGCATTGACCACAAGCACCGCGAAGGGAACTACCTGCTGGCGAACTGGCTGGGCTATTGGAATCTCGATTTCTACCAGTTGGAACTTCCCAGCCAATGGAAGCAGATACGCGAGAAAAGCGGGATCAGGACGTTCGACATAGCGTTCTGCCTGTCAATCGTGGGACATGCCGGGGGTTACGCTTCGTGGATTCCCCGGCTTTGCGGGGGATTGATGTGGTTCTCTGGACAGAGCACGGAGAAGCGCGAGAAGTACCAGGCGGAATTAGCGCGGGATTTCAGCACGGTGCAGTGGCTCGGGTACGTGACCGACCACGGCGCGCACCCCATGTGGCTCTGTTGGAAGTGAGACATGACATACATCCCGGTTGAGCGGGTGAGGCGGTATCTGTCAACGAACGATCCCGACATAATGAAGAAGGACGACCTGCTGCTGGAGGAGGACCTGGATAGGGCGCAGGGCATCATCGAGAACCTGACGGGTCGCACCTTCGAAGGTTATAAGGACACGCATTTCTTCAATGCCGATACGGGTAGCGCGAACGAGCACGGCTACGGCGTGAAAGATGATGGGATCACGCTCATGCTCGACGAGGATCTGGTCAAGGCGTTCGCGGTCAAGAACGGTGACGGCACGGTTATTGGCGCAAACGACTATGTGTACAAGCCCACCAACCGCAAGCCGAAGTACGCGATTGTCCTGAAGAACGATGTGTGGACCTACAGCAGTTCGCCGCTCAATGCCATCAGCGTGCGCGGCTGGTGGGGTTACTGTCTGGGTCAGAACATCCCGTATGACATACAGCAGGCCTGCCTCCGTCTGACTGCGTATCTGTACAGGCAAAAGGACGCGCAGGTTTTCGAGACGACGGCATTCCTGGAGGGCGGCGTGCTCACGGTTCCGCAGGGCTTTCCGATTGACGTGCTCAAAATCTGTCTAAACCGGAGGAGGAACGCGCTGTAATGCCAACCTATGATTTCAGAACCTATGTGGAGGGTGTCGCGGCCACAAAAGTACCAGGTGTGACCAAGGACTTTGGCATGGAGCCGCCTGCGTCGCTGACGACGGCGATGCTCCCGGCCAAGTTCCTGCGGGTGCCAAAATCAACCAGGGAGCGCTTCGCCTTCTGTGTCGAGGGCGCGGACATGCACGGATCGGGAATGATGACGGTGGAGGTGATCATAATAATAGAACCGGTTGCACAGGCTTTGCCGGAACCCAACTTCACGGCTGCGGTGGATATGTCGGACAACCTGACGAAAGCGTTCAAGGACGCCGACATAGCTCTGAGTTATCCGACTATGACGACGAGAGTACAGGAATACACCGTCCAGGGCTTCAACTATTGGGCCCTGGTAGCGGAAGTAACAGCAAGAGGATAGGAGAAAAATGCCTCAGACAGACGGACACATGACCAGCAAACACTCGACATTGGAGGTGTCGAGCGACCAGGTATCCGCCGTCGGCAACGTGACCACGTGGACCGACATCAGCGGATCGAGCAATGCGCTCACGCCTTCGGGCGGGGATCACATGACCGGCTACACACACAGCTTTGGCGAATTCCACGACCCGCTGACCGGCATCGGCAAGGTCGAACCGGCTTCCGTGGTGGCGCGGGCCATCTATACGGAAGAGGACGAGGAGAGCACCGACCTGTTCCAGGGATTCTATGAGAACGAGACGAGAATCTGGATGCGGTATCGTCCGGCGGGCGCGGGCGCGGGAAACTGGGAGTACATCTTCCATGGCCACGTCGTGGGACCCTGCATCCCCTCCTCGGACGCGACGACCGCGGACATTCTGCTCGTCGAAGCGACCTTGTGGGGCGTCTACAAGGGCAGGCTGGGCCAGGGAACGACCTAAGAATAACTGAATAAAAGGAGGTAAACATGCCCAAAAGAACGGGAACCCGGAGAGTCGAGAGTCCCGAAATCCAGGGCGATGATTCCTATGTCGTCGTGCGCAAACTCAAGGTGAAAGAGATGCGCAAGGTGATAAAGGAGGCTGGAGAGGACGCGCCCCCGGAACAGCAGTTCGAGCGCGCGGCCAAGCTCTACGCCGACCATATCGTCGAATGGAACTGGGTCGACGACGATGGTAAGGCCATGCCCCAACTCAAGGACGATCCTGACGTGCTCGACCAGCTTTACGATGCCGAACTGATGTTCCTCGGCGAGGCGTTGGTGGGGACGGCGGCGGAACGAAAAAACTCGACCGCCAGCTCCTAGACTACTATTTTACGGGAGCTGGTTTTACCGGAGTCGGTGAGGAGCCGTGGGTGGTGACAGAACTCCATCTCTGTCGCGACGTCTATCACTGTCTGGGATGGATGCTCGATCTTGAGGATTGGGACCGGCTACGGGACCATATGATGGTCATGCACTATGAAGCCAAGTATGGCAAGAAGGACAAGGCCAAGGGCGTGAGCTTCAAGGATTAACCATGCCTGAACGTAACCTGGACATCAAGATAACCGCAAAGGACGAAGCCAGCGGCGTCATTAGCGGCATGCAGAAAAAGATGACCAGTGTCGCCAATTCCTTCGCGACTATCGGCAAAGGAATGTCGAAATATGTGACTGCGCCCCTAGTCGCCTTTGGTGCTGTGGCTGCGCATACAGCTATCGACTTTGACAAGGCGATGATGGGCGTGAACTCAGTTGTCAAACTGAGCGGCCAGGCATTCCAAGACCTCAAAGAAGATGTCTTGGAATTCTCTACGCACACAAGCAAAAGTTCTGCAGATGTCGCCGTTGCCCTGCGCGGCATTATGAGTACGGGCTACCAGACCGCCGACGCCATGACTATCCTCAAGGTGTCCGTTGACGCCGCTGGCAATATGATGACAGACACCGAAACGACCACGCGTGCCCTGACTTCGACGCTAGCCGCCTTTGGCTACGAAGCCTCCGACGTTACGCATGTGGCCGATGTCTTGCAGCTGGCCTCGAATAAATCCGCAATCAATTTCGAACTTCTTGCCTCGACTATCGGGAATGCTACCGGAATAGCGGCGGCGGCGGGAATCAGTTTCGAGACCCTGGCCGCCGCATTGATGACGACAGTTGATGCGGGCTATAGCGAGGCCGAGGCGTCCACCGCCGTGCGTGCCCTCATCCAGTCGCTTATCAAGCCGACCGATCAATTGGCCGGAATCATCAAGGTCTGGGGTTATGAGAGCGGTGAGACCGCGCTGCAGGAACTCGGACTCCAGAAGATGATGGTTCTGCTAAACAAGACAACTGGGGGCAGTACGGAGGAAATCGCCACGCTTCTGGGCAATGTGCGGGCCATGAAGGCGGCCTTTGCCCTTGGCCGGGGTGAGGGTCAGGCGTTTGCCGATTCAATGGATGAGGTGGCCCTGGCCTCTGAGGGTGCTGGCGAACACGCGAAGATGGCGGAAATTCGCCACCAATCCTGGTCCTATCAGATCACGAAGATGAAGTCCGAGCTGGAGGTATTCAGCATTCGATTAGCCAATCTCTATATACCCACGATCATTCAGGTCGTGAAGGTGTTGACGGGATGGCTCACGACGTTGGCAACCCTAGATAAGGAACAATTGCAGACTATTCTGACAATTGCATTGGTTGCCGCTAGTATCGGGCCCGTTCTAATTGGTGTGGCAAAACTGATAAGCGCAATGATTGCCGTGAAGAATGCCATAGCTATCATAAAAACCGCCATGATCGCCTTGAATGTGATATTAGCTGCTAATCCCATAGCGCTCATCGCTATGGGCATAGTGGCAGCCGGACTCGCGATCGCCGCCGTAGTCAAAAAGATCAGCGACAACACGCGAGAGATGGAAAAGGCGACTGCTAGCGCCAGCGCCCAAGCCAAAGAAACGACGAGCAGTTATGGAGAATATCGGCAAAGCGTGTTGGATACGATCCGCGTGGTCAACCAGATTCACAGCGCGGTAACAGATGAGACATTGGCCCAGATTCTCCTAGAAGAAGGGCTGATGGATACCCGTGATGCCTATATCCATGCGAAAATCGCCGCCGGTGACTATGCGGGGGCGATGGCCAGTGTCACCAATGGGCTGGAATTCGCCTACATAGCCACACTCCAGTTGAATGTGGCCCAGGACAAGAACGCCCAAACTCTCCAGTATTGGGATTCTATCAATGATGAAGTTATGGGCGGTCTTCGGGACATGCAGGGCGAACTGGATACCACCACGAACTATGTGAGGGAATCCGACTATTGGATACAACAGGCTGAAAGGAATTGGAGGACTTCTGCCGATGGCATGGCCACGGCGATGCACATGGCTGGCCAGGACATACAGGTAACGATGTACAGCACCCGGAAAATCGTACTTGATGCCCTGGATTCAGAACCCGTCAAGGATCAACTCGACAAGATGTTCGACATCATAGAGGACCACAATGAGGCCGTGGTGCAAATTGCACAGGAGGCCGCCGACGAACGGGTGGAATCCCAGCGCCAGCTCGGCTTTGAGATGGCGCAGTCCGAGCAGGAATTCCAGCAGATGCACGCGGCGCTGCTTCAAGTGGGCAGGGTCAAGGACGCGGCAGATCTCCTAACGAAACACCAGCGCGAACAGGCCCTAGCGAACAGAGACTACCTGATACAGCAGCAGGAGCAGAAGCGCAACAACCTCATTAAGCGTATTGCTCAACTCACTAATTATCACCAGGCCCTCAGTGATCAAAACGATCAGACGGCCAGGGTATTGGCTGCGGAACTCCAGAAAAATGTGGGATGGGCTGATCTAGGTGCAGAAGCACAAAAAACCCTCCTCGATATAGCCTATTCCGGGGCGTCCGATAGATTAGCAAATGAACGTGACTTTGCGCTAAAGCAACTAGAGGTTAGCAAATATATCGCTGAAGGTTCAGTGGATGCGGCTGCTGAAGCACTTAAGGCATTCATAGAATTACAGGAAGCACGAGAAGCGGCTACCCTGCAAGAATTAAAGGACGCCCAAGCTACACTAACTGGTTGGACATGGACTATACCGCCCTTACCGGGCCTCGATTTGGGTGCTCTGGCTGGTAGTGGCCCCGCAGGGGAAAGGGCTGCGCAGCAAGCTACCGAACCCGCCACCCGCGTCATGGCCGAGGTTGCCAAGGACATAGAAGAGGCCACGAAGTCCGCGATGCAGGCCATTAAGGACCTGGTCGAGTTCGATGTACCCGCTGGCGTAGAGGTTGGTCTAGGCAGGGTAGCTTCATTCCTGACCAAAGCGGCGGGCATGTTGCATACCGCCATGGAGGGCATAGACAAGGCCAGCGCCGATGTAGCGGCAACGATGGCCACGGCCACGGCAACCATAGTCGGCGCTTTCGCGCAGTTCGTGGGTCTTCAGGAGGGACTTGCGGTCACACCAGAACTTGGCGGACTCCCCGGCTGGATAGCGGGATTCAAAACCGTGGTCGATTCCATAGTCGGCGCATTGGAGGGCAGCGCCATAACGCTCGATGAAGAAGGCAAGTCGGCGGCGGCCATGCTGGCCGGGGCCGCAAGTAGTATCATTGGGATTGTCAAGCCTGCTATCGAGGCTATGGTGGCTCTCGCGGATTGGGAACCGGTGGAATCGCTAGTAGGCAAGATGGATTCCTTCCAGCGGTTGATTGGCCAGGTTGTGAATGCTCTTGAGGAAAGTGCTGACTGTTTCAAATTGGAAGGTATTCAGGCGGCTGGTGTCCTATTCGAGGCCATGAAGGGCAGTGTCTCCATCGTCAAGCCTGCTATCGAGGCCATGGTAGCACTCATTGAATGGGAGCCGGTAGAATCTCTAGCAGACAAGATGGATTCCTTCCAACGCCTGATTGGTCAGGTAGTCTTCGCGCTTGAGGAAGCTGCTGACGGCTTCAAACTGAAAGGTATTCAAGCGGCTAGCACTTTATTCGAGGCCATGAAGGGCAGCGTCTCTATTATCAAGCCTGCAATAGAGGCTATCTTGGCCCTGACTGCATGGGAGCCAACGCAATCGCTAGTAGACAAGATGAGCGCTTTTCAACAACTGATTGGCCAGGTGATCTTTGCCCTGGAGGAAAGTGCTGACTCCTTTAAGTTGAAAGGAATTCAGGCAGCCAGCATCCTATTCAATGCCATGAAGGATAGCGTGGCCATCATCAAACCGGCAATAGAAGCCATCCAGGCCCTCACGAATTGGGCACCCGTAGAATCGCTGGTGGACAAGATGGACGCTTTCCAGCGATTGATCGGCCAGGTGGTCTTCGCGCTTGAGGAGAGCGCAGATTGCTTTGAACTGGAGGGCCTTCAGGCGGCCAGCCTCTTGTCCGAGGCTATGAAGGGCACCCTATCCATTGTCAAGCCGGGAATCGAAGCGTTGATTCTGCTTGGGGAATACACCCGGACTAGCGGCCTCACAAATGCAATCGCGAGTTTCGTGATGGACCTTGACCTTGTGGTCAATGAACTGAAAGCCTGCTGGCAATTCTTCGACTATGACGGAGTAGACGCGGCGGCTGGATTCTACGAGAGCGCCCAGAAGATCGTTGATATAGTGAAACCTGCAATCGAGGCCTTGATCGACCTAGCTGCATGGGAGGAGGAAGGAAGTATCCCAGCTAAGATGCATCGGTTGGTGATTCATCTTGACACCATAATTGAGGAGCTGAAGAAGCTCAAGGACCACTTCGTCGTCGAGGGCGTCCCGGTCTCGTTCGACTGGGCCGAGTCCGTCAACAAGATGATAGGGATCATCGTGCCGGGGATAGAAGCCATAACCACCATGATTCAGTACAAGGGCGCGACCACCCTGGAGCGGACGGCGGAGAAGTTCAAGGAGCGCCTGATCCTGCTGTTGCAGAAGCTGGGCGAGATAGAAGAACAGTACACCGGACCCGGAGTCAAAGACGCCACGGCCTTCGCCGGTGCAGTGAAAGAGATGATGAGTGTAGTAGTCCCCGGACTCGAGGCCATCAAGGAATTGATGGACATGCCCCTCAAGGGCAAGTTCGAGCAGGCCGCAGGCATATTCGAGATCAGGATGAACGATCTGGTCCAGATCATGGTGGATGTATGGGAGAAGTTCGGCCCCGACGCGATAAAGGGAGCGAGCGAGGCCGCCAAAGCCATGACTGACATCTCTGACATGGTGACTCCGGCGCTTGGTGCGCTGAAGCGCATGGCGGCCTATACGCAGAAAACCGGTCTCGTCGAAGCTATGTATGACTTCAGGCATGATCTATACTCATTCCTTCAACAGTTGGGCGAGATTAGATACTCATTATACGAGGGGGGTGGCCTAGCGAATGCCGAAGCATTCGAAACTGCAGCTGGTGAGGTCGCGGCGGCGGCCCAGGCAGGCGTGGACTCATTGTTGGGAATTATGAGTTTCAGAGATTGGCAAACTGAAGCCGCCCATCCAGGTGGAGCAGGCGAAACTGGTATGTTGGGTTTGGCCAATGCCGTAATTTCCGCGCTCCAAACGGCTATCGCTGTCCTCAAAAGCGAAGAGTATGCGGGCGCAGCCGGGCGCTTCCATCATGCCGCATATACCATTGGCCAACGGATAGCCGAAGGCATATCGGACGGTGCCAATCTTGCTGCCGCTATTCAAAGAAAACTAAACGAAGCCATGACCAAAATAAGTTGGAATATCGGACCATTCTACCAAACAGCTTATCAGCTGGGTGCCAACATAGCCAACGGGATCGAGGCGGGATTCAACGCGAACATGGGCCAATTACAACCCAACATATCGGGCGGTTCGGCAATGGGTATCGGGTGGTATCAGCATGGCCTGGACGCGATCATAAGCAGGCCGACGCTCATAGGTGTGGGCGAGGGAGGGCGTCCCGAGCATGTCGAGGTGACGCCGCTGGGTAGGGAAGGCAGGGCAACCTACAGTTTTGGGGATATCCATATTCATCAAGCGCCAGGCGACGCTTTATTTGAGATGCGGGCTCTAATCTCAATGCTCGAAATGGGCACGGTGGCACCCTGATGGTAGAGATTGTCCAGGAACGGTTTGAGCTGCGGAACGACGTCGGTGACGAGTTGAGACTGGACGGGCCGATATACGTCACCGCGCATGATGGGCTCGGGTTGGTCAAGCCGAGGCGCTACGCGCAGACGGGTCCGCAGCAGGACGGCCAGACTTTGGGGGCCGCATACTTGAATCCCCGCGTGGTGACATTCGCCTTGCATTACCACACGGATGATGAACCGGCCCTGCTGAGTGCCAGGGACGAGCTGGCCTTCATGCTCAACAACCTCAACTCGCCCATCCACCTGGTCTGCATATACCCCGACGGCGTGGAGCGGCGGCTGGACGTGTTGCATTACGACGGGGCAATGGCGCCGAGGGCCGCGAGCGACCTGTATTATTACGCTGACGACGTGATCCAGCTGATAGCCGACGATCCGGTGCTGTACGAGGTTCCGCTGCGCGTGCTCACCTGGTCCCTGGCGGAATACTACTACGGCCTTTGGGCGAAGGGTGTCGAAGTGCCGGTAGAAGTCCCGATATTCGTCGGGAGCAGCACCATCAGCCAGGTACAGACCCTGACATACGCCAGTTCGTGGGGCACGTATCCCATTATTCGATTTAGCGGTCCGTGCACGAGTCCGCAAATCCGGAATGTTACAACCGGTGAGAAGATTGCTTTTGAGGCGGGCACGGAAATAGGCGAGAACGACTACTACGAAGTGGATTGCCGATACGGGTACAAGCAAGTACTCAATTCCGCTGGCAAACCGCGTACCGGAGAACTCACCAACGACAGCGACCTGGCCACATTCCATATCGCGCCACATCCCGAAGCCCTAAACGGAATCAACGAAATCTGGGCCGTGGCTATGAGTTGCACGACGGAGACGGAGATCATTATGCAATACTATATCCGGTGGTGGTCGATATGACCCAAAGAAGCCTATGGTGGCCGACCGACGGGACGGGCGACGGTTCTGTTGACGGATATTCAATGGATGATGTCACACGGGACCAGGGGATTAGATGGAATCCGGCCTACACGGACGCGGCGATGGGAGCCGGAATCTTCGATCCCCACGGGGTGTTTTTTGAGCATCTGAATGCGTTAGTGTCCACCGTGGTAGTAGGACCGCCGGATGACATTCAGATAGACACTGGCGCGGGAATTGTCCACGGGTTCCTATACGAGAATGACGCGCCGGTTCTGTTCCGACCATTCAATCCGGCGGGCGTCACCGGTTGGCTGGTCGTTTTGCGGGTCGACTGGAATGCGCAGACGGTTCGCCTGGCGCTTTTACAGAGCGCCGATGGCGTGGCTGGACCGCCGAATCCAACGCAGACGGACGGCGTGGTTTGGGAAATCCGGCTTATCAGGGGGACTGTTGCGCCTGGCGGGGCCATCACCACCTTGACCGCCTGGCGAAGGTATGTCGACGCGATAGCGCCCATCTTTCGTGTGAAAGAGTACATCCCTTGCGTCACTGCAATCAGGGCTGGGGCGGAAATAGTGCGGTCAACGATGGCGGGCTGGGACTTGCTCAATGGTTTCACGACGGATTGCTATGGGAATTGGTCAGTTCCTATTGAGGCGGTCAATCTCGGCTTTGGTCAGGCAGGGGTTATGTTCTGGGCGGTCCTCACGGGGCCGGATTTGAGTGGCAATGTCGTTCTGACCAACCGTGCCCAGTGGGGCGCAAATGGTGTGGCATATAATAGCGGCACCAGCGGTGGTGGAAACGAAACAGAAACTTATCCCGGCGGGCAGCAGATACTCGAATGCTGCCCACATTCCATCATGGGGGCCGTGCCGCCAGTTGTCGCAGGAACATCGAGAGTATCCCTTCGTTTCCAGCGTTTGGGCGCTGACGCGGCGGACACGCTGCCGCGCACAGTCTATTTCCACGGATGGATTGCAGAATATCTAATACAGTTCACGCGACATATGGCATAGACGAAAGGAAAGAAATATGACACAGAAAAGCATCTGGTGGACGACGGATGGGATGGGGGATGGCAAGGCGGGGGGCTACCCGTCCGATGACATAACCCTTTGGCAACGAATCAAATGGACGGCGACTCCAGCACAGTTTGGCATCTTCTATGATTATCTCAACGCGCTGTTGAGCACCGTAGTGGTGGGGCCGCCGGATTATATCACCGTCGCAAGCGGCGCCGGCATGTGCTATGGATACCCATATCGAAACACCTCTCCCGTCATCCTCATGCCGAACACGCCGAACATTGGTCCGACCGGAGCGGCGGTCGTGTTGCGCGTAGATTGGTTGACACAGACTGTCCGCCTGGCGCTCTTGCAGAACACCGACGGCCTCATAGCGATACCGGCGGTGACACAATCGCCGGGCGTCCGTTGGGAAATCCAACTGGCCTCGGCGGTCGTGTCGACGGATGGGACTATTGCCCTGACGGATACGCGCCACTTCATTATCCCTTCACATCCCGACTTGGCGCAGCAGTTCTTCATTCCCTGCACAAGTGCAACCGTTGGGGGCGTAAATGTCACCCGCACGTCCGATGCGGGCTGGGACATGGCCGATGCCGTGCAGACCCTGTGCTACGGCAACTGGAGCGTGCCCAGCAACGCGACTAATCTGGCGGCGGGCGAGACGGGTATCATCATAAGAGGAATCCTTGCCGCCGCAGGCGCAGCAGGAAATGTCCAGGTCCAGAACAACGTAGCCTGGGCAGACGCGGGGCTTGCGTACAATAACGGGATTCTGGCTTCTGCCTGGAATGCGGAAGCCTATGGCGGGGCCCTAGTCATACTCGAATGCAGAACCATCATCGTGATTGCACCACCCAACGTCAATGCCGGCACAAGTCGCGTGTCTCTGCTATTTCAGCGTGATGCTACCCATATCAATGACACATTGGCAGCCACGATCTATTTCATGGGTTGGGTCGCGGCATTCGACCAGCACATAGGAGATCACTAATACGTGCCACAAATCTGGGAAGTGCGAATCAAGAATCAGGCCGGAACTGTTCAGGCCATACTAACTGGACAACGTGACGGATTTACAGGTTTCTCGTTCACGCAGCGGGTGAACAGCCCCGGCGCGTACCTGCTCTACTTTATGAAGCGCGCGACCCAGACCGATGCGGATTTCCTGACGAGGGTGGGCAAGACCGCCGGCTGGTTCGAGCTGGACGGCCAGGTGGAATTCTGGCGCAGATGGCCGGAGATGGGCATAGACAAGCAATTGGTGGGGACATTTCTGCAGCTTGACTGGGAATGGTATATCACCGTCGAGGACGGGTTGATGTTCTATAGTTCGGGGCGGGGACCTGTTGACCTGTTGGGAAGGCCCATCATAGACGCGGCGGCGGGGACCACCACAGCAGACAAGGCGGGCCCGGCGGAGAGTGTCATCAAAGAGTACATCACCGAACAGAAGGCACGCGGAGCAACTTCGCTGGCGAACGTGGCGATTGAGGCCGACGGCGCGGGCGGCAACGTAGACACGTGGAAGCGGGGACACCGCAACCTGTTAGAGATTGTGCAGGAGATAGCCAAGGCCGGGGGCGGCGACTTCGATGTGATTCCCACGACCCCGGCCAATTGGGAGTTCCAGTGGCATGACGGCCAGTTGGGAACGGACCGCTCGATAGGTTCCGACAGGGTGCGGTTCGCCTACGATCTCGGCAACATGCGCCAACCCAGACTCAAACTGGCACACCATGACGAGATCAACGCGGTACTTGTCGGGGGTCAGGAATCAGGCACAGCTCGGGAGCGTGTGTGGCGCACCGACGCCGCAAGGATGATAAGTAGCCCATGGAACCGCCGGGAAGTGTGGCGTGACCAGAGGCAGGAGGACGAGACGGCGGGGTTGGAAACGGCTGGCGACGAGACCCTGGCGGAGGGCAATCCAACGGAGGACCTGACCTTCATTCCTGTGCAGATTCCGAGCGCTTTATTGGGATATCACTATCGTCGGGGCGACCTGGTGCTGGCTGAGTTTATGGGCCACACGGCGGTCAAGAAGGTGGTCGAGACGACATTCACGTTCAACCGCGACGTGCAGGAGATCAACGTGGAGTTGGAGGATGCGTAATCTCACGGGCGACATAAACAAGGACATAGCCATTCTGAACCGGCGCATAGAGCATCTAGAGACGCTGGAGTCCTATATGCTCTGGGCGCGCGGGATTGGTTGCCAGCATATCGCTCCGCCGGTCGAGGGCAAGGGCATCTGCAATGGCGACTTCGAGTGCGGGCCGACCAGGGAATATCCGCTCTGCCAAGATTGGATTCCCGAAAACGATTACGTCACGCGAGTCACGGGCGGACTGTCGGGCAACTGGCGCATCATGGGTGGACAGGTGGGCACCGGCGCGGGCGGGTACGTCCTCAGTGACAAATTTCAGCCCGTGGATGAGAATCGGGAATACTATCTCACTGCAGCTTTCATCGCCACGGACGCCGCAGCCACAGTGGATTTCGGGGTCTACTGTTACGACGCCGCTAAGGTGTTCATTGGAAGCATCTGGCCGCTCGATGGCTGGGCTCCCGGACAGGATTGGGACCGCAGGCAGCTCGACATCGGGCCGGTCGGCGATACGAAATGGCTTGGTGGCACGCGGTATGCTAAGGTCATAAGCAATCTGCAGACGAACGCAGCGCTCACGGACGCCTGGTGTTACATCGATCACGTGAGATTCCATGAACTCGACAAAACCTACAGCCCGCTGATACGACTGATGGATGACTGGACCATAGATGATACGCTCAGGGATTTCACGGTCGGAGTATCGATCTATCCGACTTCGACGCTTACACTCACGCTAGAAGAACCGGGTTATATTTGGTTCACTTATCACTTATCCAGCCACAGAAACATAACCAATGCGCGAGCGTTCTCTCATACGTTTTGGCCCACAATAGGCGGCGCAGCCATTTCCGTATACGGATCGACTTTCGGTCAATCTGTGGTCAATGATTATCACGATCTCGACATTACGGGCCGGACACAGAACATTCTCGCCAGGGGCGTTTATAACCTTGATCTGAGAATCCAAGTCATGAATGCGGCAGATACCGTGCAGTGTCAATATCTGATAGGTACCGCATTCTACACGAGGGCTTGGTGATGAAGCGGATCATCTGCATTGTGTTTCTGGCCGTGGTGTTCCGCGCAAGCGCGCAGTCGGACAACCTCACGATCTGTGGAGAGGTCCGAAACGTCGACGGTTCGGGCGTCACCGGGGCGACCGTCAAGCTGCAGTACGGAGACCTGGCCAAGCAGACACTTATTGGTATGGACGGAACCTGGTGCTTCGTGATCCGCAGGTTCACGGACAGGTACAGCCTGTACCTATCATTGCCCGCGGACTGTGTGAGCCTGGGGGCGAGCGCGCCGTGGGAACTGAGCCCGGTATCCGACAACGATTACGTGATAGGCATTGTAGTTCCGGCGGACATGCCAGAGGCCACCGGGATAGTGTTCGCCATAGAGTGCGGAGCGACGCCCACGAACACGCCTACCATTCTAGCAACCGATACGCCAGTGACGGTCGTGGGAACGATGCGGATACGGCTCAGCGGTACGGGGGTTATCGAGGTGCTATCGAACGGGACAATCAGATTCGTGAATTGGGATCTCACAATCATCGAGGAGTGATCTATGCTAAACGGCAAACCGAACTGGTCGAACATCCGGGCTGCGCTGTACATCGTTGTCTTGATCGCGGCCATGGCCACGGGATGGGCAACATTGAGAGCTGATGTATCTGCGAATACCAGAGACATTGAGGAGGGCAATGAGGAAAGAAAAGACGTTATCCTGTTACTCACGGAAGTGCAGGTGCAGATAAGGGGATTGGAGGTGGGCCAGGGAAACATGCAAAGTCAACTTGCGATTATACAAAGGGAGTTGGGCGATTTGCGGCAGAGACTATCCGAATGAGCGTAGTCCTAAAACGCGAGATCTCCTACACGAGCCGCCGGGACATGTTCAGGCTGGTGTTCCTGTCGGATATACACCTCGGATCAAAGCACTGCGATGAACGGCTGTTAAGGGAGACGGTCGAATCCATCAAGCGCAGCAAGAACGCCTTTTGGATCGGACTTGGGGACTATTGTGAATGGATCAACGTGAGGGATCCCCGCTACCAGGAATCGGAGACGGCCAGTTGGCTTTGGGGCGTCGACGACAAGGCGGAGGAACAGAAGAGGCGGATCCAAAGCAGATTAGAGCCGATAGCGGACAAATGCGTCGGCCTGATTGAGGGGAACCATGAGTTCGCCATCAAGAAACACACGGAGAGGGATGTCTTTCGGGGACTCGTGGAGGGTTTCATCAAGACCCGGCGCGAAAAGGGCATCACGGAGCCGTTGGGTCTGGGGCCGGACGGATTCATCCGATTGATCTTCAGGCGCAGCGAAAAAGGCGCAACCTGGACGTGCGACGTGTACGCCACGCACGGAGCCGCCGGAGGCAGGAAGGCCGGGGCCAAGGCGCTAAGGCTTCAGGATTTGCACAGGACGCACGAGGCGCATATAATAGTGATGGGTCACAGTCACGAGCCCCTGGTGCTGCCCGCGGAGATTCGGCTGAGGGCGGGCAGAGGACCGAACGCACTAGCGAGCGTCACGCACTCGGTGAACGCGGGCTGTTTCCTGGGCACCGAGGGGGCGGGGTGGCCGGAATACGCCCGACGCAGGGACTATCCCCCGTCATTGGCGAGCGTGGTCGAGGCATGGATAGAACCCGACAAAGAGCGGGTGAGGATCATAGCGTAAAGGAGAATCGGAATGACTCTACAGGAAGCGTTGCAATGGGTGCTCATCGGCAGCGGGGCTGGCTAGCCTACGCCATCATTGGCTGGATTCCGGCCCTGAAGAACCTGAAGGATGACTATCCCATTGGAGTAGATGGATGATCAAGGGAAGATAATCACGATGGAAGATGCTATGGATGTAGCCAGATATTTCCTTGCAATCGTTTGTGAAGAAGAGGGTGATTTTATCACTAACCTCAAGCTTCAAAAGCTACTCTATTATGCCCAGGGATTCCATTTGGCAATCCTAGGAAGTCGGCTCTTTGATGAAGAAATCTACAGGTGGATGCATGGGCCAGTAGTCCCCGAAATCTACCGCGCATTCAAGGAATATGGGGCTGGGCCAATTGCTTGTCCAAAGGAAGCATTGTCTCAATTGCCAGACGAAACAAGGCAAGTCCTGGATGAGGTTTTTGCTGTCTATGGTCAATTCACTGCCTGGACTCTGCGAAACATGACACATACTGAGCCTCCATATTGTGAGGCGCGAGCAGACGGCATAATCTCGACGAAGGGAATGGAGAAGTTCTTCAAGACCCGACTCATTGAGCAATGACGTCTCGCAAGAACCGAATCAAACGGCGCAAGGTATCAGATATGGAGGAACTTCCTATGAACGAAAGAGAGAAGATGATTCTTGTTGAGCTTCAAACGCAACATGAAGAAGCCCTCAGGGCTTGGGATAGCCTTGACAACAAGTTGGTCTCCATCTTTATTGCCGCGGGCTTCATTTTCGCCTTGTTCGTCGCCCTCAAGCCCGCAACTGGCTTGTGGGGTTGGGTTCAGTTCGCAGCCTATCTTATTATGCTAGCCTTGACCCTGGTTGGTTTGTGGCCACGAACCACTCGGTCGCCTATCCGACTTGACTGGGAAACGATCTGGAAAGAATACTTGTCTGAAAGCGATGAGAATGCTTATAAGCAACTGGTGAGCGATTATCTGTACGCGCTTTCGGCGAATAACCGACTCGGCCACTTCAAATCTCGGGTGCTGATGGTTTCAATGATTTTATTGACCATCCAGGTTTCGGCAGTGCTCATCACTCTAGCGGTTGCGTTAGCTGCAAAAGCATGGTAGAATAGGCTTAGCATATTGGGAGGTTGAGACATGGCGGAGTTCTCATTATGGGGTCTGGGAGGCATGGTTCTGGTCACTGGCATCATGGAGGTAATCAAGTATTGCTTTCCCAAACTGAAAGATCGTTGGACTGTCGGTGTGTCAGTCGCGGCGGGCGTCGGGCTATCTTGGCTTGCCCAAACCGCAAAACTCTACCCGGAGGCCGCGACCGTGATTAACGTGACCGGTGCTGGTCTTCTAGCCGGGTTCGCAGCCTGCGGCTTCTTTAGCGGACTCAAGAAACGATCCTAGCAGAAACAGCGCGAAAGCGCTGACCATACTCCTCCTTTTCACAGGGAAGGGCGGCGTCTCACCGGCGCCGCTCTTCTCGTTGTCTGTGATGCGTCACGGAAATGTCAATAAAAATTGACGCATAGGGGCTATACAAGTTGGATAATGTATGCTATAATAGCAGTGAGATGAAGGATGAGGAGGGTTCATGAACTTCGGCAGAGCCGTAAGGATAATGCGTACCGCGCGGGGAATGACCCAGGCGGAACTGGCGGAACGCGTCGGCTCCAGCCAGAGGATTATCAGCTTCATCGAGACCGGCCTGGTCAGGGCGACGGACGAGACGGCAGCCAAGATTCAGAAGGTGCTGGACTTTTCCCCGGCCTCGGATGAGGCGCTAAAGGTACTGGTCAAGGACGCCGACTAGCGACGGCGGCAAGGAGGCACCATGACCAGCGCATTCACGAACAATCCATTCAGTCTGGAAGCCAAAGCCGAGCGCTTCGCTACCTATCACGGGATCGGCAGGCGTTCTGGCCAATCTTGGATTGAGGCCGTCGAGGAGGACTTGGAGATTTGCAGACCGACGGACCGTTACCACGCTTATCGATGCGCCCTCTGGCGCAGGATCGTGAAGAGGGCCAATGCGTGGGCGGCAAGGAGGACAGATGCTCGTCAAGGCACGGAATCTAGGGCATAAGGTCCTGTTAGCGGATGGACGTACCGGGACCATATGCGGTTGGGGAGAGCCGGGCAAACGCGGAATCCGAAAGGCGTCTCGTCGCAGAGCTATGGCCAGTGGTAGCCCGCATCTATTGATCGACATGGGCTTCATCCTCGGTGGACATGCAACCGAATGGGTGCCGATGGATCAGATTATCGAATATGTCTGATGGGTGGGTGCCACGGGGCGCCCCGCAGGCCGAAAGGAGCAATATGAAGTGGTCGGACCGGCCATCATCGAGGAGCATCAGCGGGGCACTGGTCGTGCCCATCAGACTGTTGGTGATCGCGGTCGCTATCGGATTGGCGTGGTGGCTCGGCGAGCATTTCGTCTGGCAGATGTTTCGCAACCCGTGGTGAAAGGGTGAGCATTCATGACAAGAATCTGGGGCATCGCATACGCCATTGACCACGAGACTAACTACATCACATTCATTCATGGGCCATCGAGGCCAGCCAGAACGCTCAAAGATGTTTCGGGACGGCTCTGTGATTGGCTCGCGAAGACAGTTAACAATATGAGTCAAGCTAACCAGGGAAGCGTTGAGGCGTATTGGTGGGGATGGATATGGAGACGGAAGAATTATCCCGGTTGGCTTTCATGGACTATCGCAGGGGCGGGTGAGCATAGTGGCGAATGCCCCGCCCGCCAATGACAGAATCCGCAAGGAGAGGAGGAGGCATGTGTGACAAGCCCATCATCAAGGGACATGCCGGATTGGTGCCCTGTATGTGCCGTCCAGATCTTACAGCGCTGGACGAGGAGGCCGTGATACGACAACTGGAAGGCATGTTGTATGGTGACTTCATAGGGGTACACAAAACACCCGAAGGACCTGGCTATACGATTACGCATATGCCCACTGGCTATGCATTGTTGCTGTACCAGAATAAGCGGCGAGCTTATTGGTTAGGTCGTGAGCTGGCGAACTCCGGATTCCCTTGGGGAGAACTGAATCTTGTCAATTGCAGGGATGAAATTGGGCAACGGGCACGCCGTGTGAGGGATCAATGCGAAGAGCGCATGGCTTCGCCTCATAAAAAGCCAGACGTACCATGGAGCATAAATAGGGAGGGCCAAGATGAATCCACAGAATCATAACGACCCGCCCGACAACCCCGAGCCGCTGTGCCCGAAATGCGGCGAGCGGCGCAGGGATTGGCAGGAAAGGATAAGCGCTGACGATCCTACCGTCCTGTGCCTATCGTGTGGAATCGCATATGTACTCGGAGAGACCGACTGCCCCGCTTGTGACGGCACTGGATTCGTCACCGGCGATGGGCCGCCAGACGATGACGAGAAGAAGTGCCCGGTGTGCAAGGGAAGCGGGGGACTGGATGCTGACATTACTAAATACATTGGCACTCTGCAGGAGCAGATTCTACAGTTGGCAATCAGGATTGCGAATATGAACGAGGAACTGGATGAAGCCTACTCTGCTCTCGGGGCAAAGATCGCAAAGAGTTCTAACCGGTTGTAGTTTCAAAGGAGGAGCGAGATGGCACTTGAGAAGTTGATTACGATGGGCGAGAAATATCGGCCAGCCATGAAGATCACAGACCAGGAAGAAGCCGATGCGTATTTTGAGTCGTGCGTGGAGCATACTATGAACTGGGGTCGTACCAGAGAAAAGGCGGAAGAAGTCGAGAAGGGAAATCTTGGCTATTACGCTGGATACTATGATCACGAGACCAGGGTCAGGGTTGAGAGGCTGTTCCGTTGCGCACACCCGGTGTTTGGCAAGGCCAGTGCTGGTGTGCCAACGCCCGAAGAAGCATTCAAAATGGGGCAAGATTGGGGAAAGGAGGAGCGCGATGAAGTGGTTTAGGGACGGCGATCAAATCTGTGTCACGCGCGACACGTTCATCAATCTGCAGGAGTCGCCAGCGTTTTTCGTGCCCGCAGATGGCGACATGGGGCGCACCATCGTGAGAGATGGTTTGCTGGGATTGCCGCTGGGCGACCTGGCATATCTCAATATGATGCTCAAACTTGAGGAGGAGTGCGGTGGCTGACAAGCAGGTTGTGACGGTTCTGCCCATGCTGACGCCGGAGACGGTGACAATTCAACCAATAGAGTTCAGCCCAGATCAAATCGAACTCATTAAGCGAACTATCGCAAAGGGTGCCACCGATGACGAACTGAAACTGTTCTTGTACCAATGCCGCCGGACGGGACTTGACCCATTTGCGCGACAAATTTACATGGTGAAACGCTGGAGTAGTCGTGAGAGTCGAGAGGTGATGGGCGTGCAGGTCAGCATAGATGGTTTCCGTCTAGTTGCGGAACGGACCGGAAAGTACGCGGGCCAGTTAGGACCCTTTTGGTGTGGCGAGGACGGCAAATGGCTGGATGTCTGGCTCCAATCGAAACCACCACAAGCCGCCAAGGTAGGCATTCAGAACAGCAACTTTAGGGAACCCCTATGGACGGTTGCTATCTATAGAGAGTATGTGGTCACGAAGAAAAGCGGCGAACCGAACTGGATGTGGAGCAAGATGCCCGCGAACCAGTTGGCGAAGTGCGCTGAATCGCTTGGCTTGCGCAAAGCATTTCCTCAGGAACTCAGTGGACTCTATACCACCGAAGAGATGGACCAGGCCGGAGACGATAATGGCTCAAAGGAGACTGGCCAGCAGCAATCACAACAAGAACCCAAGGGCAAAAAGGAACCACCTCAGACCAAGCAATCAGCGCCCAAGGTCAAGCAGAAAGCCGCGCCCAAAGGCGTTGGCTGGGAAGGCTGGACAAAGGCCGCACGGGACAGATTCTGGGCCAAGGTGGGCGACATGAACTTGTCACGCGAGACCGTGCATAAGGAGTTCGGCGTCGAGAGCATGAAGGAATGGGACCGCAGCATGGAAGACGCCAACGCGATCTTGGGAATTCTGGACTACGGCCTCAATCACTTCGACATCGGACTTGAGGGCATCCACAAAACCCTGAACCTGAATGCTGTGCTTCCCTGGGTCGTGGCCGGATACACGGTAGGACAAGCCAAAGTTAAGATAGACGCCTGGGTCGCAGAGCAAGCCGCCCAGGGAAAGGAAGTCCACGAGCAGACGGAGATTCCCCTCTGATGGACGATCCAGGGTTCGTGAAAGTCCGGGATAGATTGAAGTACGATGGCCCGGATCAAAACGGGATGACCCATCCACACGTGCGGTGTTGCGCCCAGTGTATAGACTGGCATCCGACAGAAGATATGGACGGTGATCGTCACGTGGGGATATGCTCCCACTTTTTGGCTATCGCCCAACATGGCCGTAAGGCATGGCATGATGGACGTGCTTGCCAGTTTAGAAACACGGCGCAATGGTATCTGGAGATGACCACCGAGTGGGTGAGGGAAGTTGGGGGAGACGGCTTGTATACCCTGGCCTGTCGTGGCGGGTGCGCAAAGTGCAACTGGTGGCAGGAGAATAAGGAGGTCTGATGCTATCCAAGAAGCAGGCCAAGGCGCTGGTGCGGAATCAGGAAACAGAATGTCTCCGCAGTCTGAGTAGGTATCCCTACTCCTTTGAGCAGCTTCGGCTAGAATTCCAGGGACAAGATTTCGTCGGGTTTGGTTTTGCGAAATACAACCTGAATGATGCTAAATGTCCGAAACTGCCGTGGGACCGAGAGAAAGGTCTGCGCATCGCCAGGGGTCGCGCCGAAAAGGACATAGCGGAGCAATTGATGCGCGTGCCAGTCAATGAGACAAAGTCAATAATCATGAGGATGAGGGTCATTGACGGCTTTGCGGAATTCACAGAGAGGGCACTGGTAGGAGGTGATGGGTAATGCCAGCAGCGTATATAGATGGCACAAAACGATGTGCGGCGGCCAAGCTTACGATCTGGATGACGAGATTGACTGCGAGAACTGTGGGAAGATTCCGGCTATCCGCCAATGAAAGGAGCAGCGATGATACGAGGACGACTTTGGCTCTTGTGCCTGGTGGCGATGTTATTGACCGTCCTCGTGGGCGGCCCGGATTGGTTGTGAAGGAGGAGCGATGGCAGAACCGGAACTGAGAGCGTTTGCAGGGGAATGGGGTGGTAGTGGCATACCCGATGAAGCCAAGCAGTTGCAAAAGGCGGGCTGGCAATTAGTGGCGGGCGATTGTCTAGAGGGAGCCGATTGTCACACGTATATCGTCTGGGTTCTCCGCAAGCCGGAACCGACGCTGCTGGAGGCGGCGCGAAATATGATTGAGATGATTCGAGCGGCATCCCATGTACCAAGCACAAACGAGTGGGGTACTGCGTTTCTACAGCTCAAACAAATCGTCGAGCGCGAGGAGCGAAGGGGTGAAGCGTAGCCCGGTCTACCGGCTTTGGCGCGGCTTGAAACTGTTCCTTAGCATAGTGTGGCGGCCCGTCGATGGGCCGGTGGACAAGGATGATCCCATGCCCGTCATCTATTGCAGTCCCCAGTTGGCTTTCGAGATAGCCAAGATCGTATGGAACTAAGGGTGAAAGAATGACCTGTGTGAAGATTCCCTGGAGTGTTTATGATAAGAATGACTGGCGCGATTATGATAACGAACCGCCTAGTGATTGGTATTGGGTTTATGTACCTGGCGCGGGCGTCACAATCGCACTCTATCGATCATTCAACCACCGATGGTGGGACTACCGAGTTACGGAACCCAAACCACTTGACGTCACCCACTACGCGCCACTTGATGAGTGCTGGCCCGAA